AACGGTTAATTGATTTTTATAATAAGTATGAAGAACGCTTTATATTATTACCTGCATCGCATAAACCAGCATATCACAACTGTTTCCCTGGAGGATATATCGAACATGTTAATCGTGTGGTATCAGCTAGTTTGGAGATAGATATAATTTGGAGAAAATTTGATGTTAAACCTACATATACTACTGAAGAGGTAGTGTTTTCTGCTTTAAATCATGATTTAGGTAAATTTGGTACATTCGAACATGAAGCTGTTTTACCTAATCCGTCTGAATGGCATGTTAAAAATAGAGGTGAAATTTATACCTTTAATACCCAAATGGATTATATGACTGTTCCAGACCGAGGTTTGTGGTTATTATCTCAAATTGGTGTTGAAGTTTCTAAAAATGAATGGTTAGCTATTAAATTACATGATGGTTTATATGATGAATCAAATAAATCTTATTTACTATCGTGGGGCCCAGAAACTAAATTACGTACATCATTACCACTCATTATCCACCAAGCTGATTTATTAGCAGCACGTATTGAATTCGAACGTGAATGGTTGGATAAATTAAATGGAACTCCGGTTGAACAACCAAAGCAAACAATTTCTCAACCAAATAAAAAACCAGTACAAATAACTGTTCCAGAGAATTCTAATTTAAAGGACATTATGAATACATTTTTTGATTAATATGGAAATTATATTATATACTTTAATTACATTAATTGTAGCCGTATCATATGCGTGCTATAATTTATTTTCAAAAACAGAACGATTAGAAAAAATTGTTGATCAACAAAATCAATATATTACTAATATTTCTGAACTTATAGAATTATCAAATAAAAAAATAGGGGAGTCTGAAGTCGCGCAAGCATTTAAGTCAGATGATGATATTGGTTTTTTCTTTGAGACATTACAAGAAATTCAAACACAATTGAATTCTTTTAAAACTCGAAATAATTAATATGGATTTAATATCCCCTCCAGAAGAAGAGGTACTTTTAACTAAAAAAGGAACAATACGTAAACGTAAACCTAAAAAATCAATTTTATATTTTACTTCAGATACCGAAGAAGCAATTATAGAATATTTAGCCTCTAAAGATCAAGATAATCGTAATCATATATTTGATCAACGTATTGACTACGCATTCCATAAATTAGCAGAAAATATAATTCACACATTTAAGTTTTATTATACTGATGTTGATACTATAAATGAGTTAAAACATGAGGTAGTAGCTTTTCTTTTAGAGAAACTTCATTTATATGATCAATCTAAAGGTAAAGCATATTCTTATTTTGGTACTATTGCTAAACGTTATTTAATTATATATAACGAAAAAAACTATAAAAAGATTAAAGGTAAAGGTACTTTAGAAGAAGTAGATGAAGATAAAATTATAGTTGAAGATTTGGTTCGTGAATCAAATAACGATGCTGATTTAAATGATTTTATTTCTTATTTTGTTCGTTATATGGATGCTCATCTTGAAAAATTTTTTCCAAGAACCCAAGATCAAAAAACAGCGGATGTAATTTTAGAATTGTTTCGTAAACGTGAAAATTTAGAAATATTTAATAAAAAAGCTATTTACATTTATATTCGTGAAATGATAGATGTTGATACCTTTCAAATAACTAAAGTAATAAAAGTATTAAAAAAGGTATATTATAATTTATATAATGAATATTACGAAACAGGATTTGTAAAAATCTAAAAAAATATATTTATAATAAAATAAATATTATGGATTTTGAACAAAAAATATTTGGAAATAAATCGTTTTCCGATCTTTTAAAAAATATATACGATAATTCTCGAGAAAAGGAAAAACAAATAAAAGATTTAATTACAAGTCTTAAACCTTTAGTAGCCGACACTCAGTCGGCTTTAATGGTTGTTCCATTAATTAAAGAATATCTTGACGTGTCTGTTAAAAATGATGATTCATTAATCAAAATGGCAGGTATTGTACAGCGTGCTATGGCTAATTCGGGAGGGAATGGAGATGGAGACTTTTTAAGTGAATCTGAATTAGAACAGTTAAGAGGTGAAGTACAAAAAATTGGAAACGAAGTAAATAAACCTATAGAAAGTAATGTCGACCGTAGTAAGGATTAATCCTGGAGCTCAAACTCAACATATCAATTCGAATAATTTAAATCTTAATTCTAACTCTGAAGAATTATATGGTCGTGTATTTCATATTGTAAAAAATGATAAGGATTATGGGTATTCTGATTGGAGTAGTATAGGTAAAATATATTATGTTCCTTGGAATCAACCAACTCCTAAAAAATCAGAAATAAATAATGCATTATTATCTCAATATGAAGATACATCTGCATCACCTTTACTTCCATATATAACATTTTTTCCTAAACAAGAAGAATTAGTTATACTTCAAAAAATTCAAAATAGATATTATTATTTATCTCCTATAAATTTATATAATAGCCCCCACCATAATTCAGAAGCAACTAATAATATTAGGGAAGATGGAACTATTATTTTAGGTTCATATATTGAAGAGCGACAAGTGTCACCTTCTTATCCATTTGAAGGGGATTTAATTATTAGTGGAAGGTGGGGACATGGGATTAGATTTAGTAGTACATTAAAGTATACTGAATTAAATAATACATGGAGTACATCGGGAAATGTAGGTGATCCTATTATAAAAATAGTAAATGGTTATCAATATCCTAAAGATAATGATGGTAAACCACATATAGAAGATATAAATAAAGATGATTCATCTATTTATATGACTTCAAATCAATCAATATTTTTATATCCTTCTCGTTTTATTTCATCTAACCCAGTAACAGGCCCGATAGTACCATCAGTATACACACGTCCTCAATTATTATTAGTATCTGATCGTATAACGTTATATTCTAGAGCAGATGAATTAATATTATGTGCTAATACTAACGTTGAATTAGCTGCAAAAAGAACTATTCATCTTGATTCTGATGAAAGTATATTTTTAAATAGTCCAAAAATATTTTTAGGAAATAATGAAAATTCTACTCCTAAAGAACCTGTATTATTAGGTAAACAAACATTTACTTTACTTTCCGATCTTATATCAGCATTAAATGAATTTTCATCCGATATAAAACTATATACTACTCAAGGTGAAGGTGTATCTAATCCTATAATTAACTCCTCAGCAGATACTTTAAGAGGAAAATTAAAAGGAATGAGAAAGAGATTAATTAAAATTTATTCTAAAACTGTATTCGTAGCTAATTAAAATTATGGCTGAAAATGATAATCTAATTTCTTTAACCGATAGACCTAAAAAGGTTAAAAGAAAACCTTTTATTGTGCGTGCGGCCCGACGTGTTGAAATTGAATATAATCAAGCTCAAATTAAAATTGAGATGCGTGAGATTAAAATCAAACGTGGTTTAGAATATAATAAAACAAAAAATAATCAAGAGTTTGATGAGGAAACTAAAAATAAAATAGTTGAAAATCTATATAAAGTTACCGATAAACAATTAGAAAATCTTCAAAAACGATGGGATGAATTACAAGATGAACAATTAAAATTAAGTGATCCTCTTCCTCCTGAAGAAAAAGAAATTATTGTAATTGTTGAAGATAATAAAAAAGAAGAAATAAAAGAAGAATCAAACGAAAAGAAAAATTATTTTAAAAGATTAAAAACTGCTGCAAAAAGTCTTGATATAGTTGCTACTTTAAGTTTTGTTGTTAGTCTAGCTTTAGAATTTATATCTTTAAATAATTCTAAATTAGATGATATAGTTACTGAAGTTAATAATGATATAGCGAATATTAAAACTAAACAAGATGTAGATGTTGTTAAAGTAAAAAGAAATAATGCTTTAATTATTATCGGAATAAATGAAAAAAGATTATCTGAAGTAAGAAAATATGCTGAAATTTTAACTCTTATTACTGGTGTATTAACTTTATTAGTAACTGCTCTTTCCTTTCTACCTCCATTAGCAATAACAGGAGCTACTATTAGATTAATAAATAAATTAGAAAAAATATTATTTAAAATTTTACCTTTTCTTCCTATATTATTACTAGTAATATCAAAATTAGAAGAAAACTTAGCAGAAATAAAAGCTAAACTTCAAAATATAAGTGATATATTAGATAGTAATATTGAAAATTTATCATCTAGTGAAATTCAAGATTTACTTAAAACTAGTGATTTAGGTTATCTAAACGGATATGATTATAAAGATTTTAAATTTTATATAAAAGAAGAAAAAGATGATAAATTTGTTGTAAAAGGTAATAAACGAAGATATGCTGTTGCTACTAATAAAGATGGAAATGAAGTACTACAAACAAAACCTTCATTCACTTTAAATCCACCAGTATTAGTTGAAGAATTAAAATTGCAAATAGACCAAAAGGGTCTCGTAGCTTAATATTTATAATCATGAAAGTAGACGTATTTAAAAAACTTATTAAAGAAGCTGTTCGTGAGGTTCTAAGAGAAGAACTATCACAAACTAATCCTACTCCAATACAAGAAAATAGAACTATGAGTTTCACAACTCAGGATGTAGATATGGTAGCCTATAGACAAAATTTAGCTGCTAGTATGGGATTAACTCCCCCATCTCAACAAATAAATTCTAAATCTAAAGTTCCCCCATCAGGTAACCCATATTTGGATATTATAGCTGAAACCGCTGCTAATATGACTTCCCAAGATTTAGCTGCAATGAGACAATATAACGAATAACTATGCCAATTCCTCAAATAGTACGAGTTGATCCATTAGATTTGCAAAAAAGTAGAGCTATAGGAATTTCAATTCCCTTTAATGGAGGTGGAGTATTTAAAAGTACATTATCAACTCAATCACAAATAAAATCAAATCTAATTAATCTTTTACTAACAAGTAAAGGAGAAAGAATTTTTAATCCAAATTTTGGCTCTGATTTAAAAAGATTATTATTTGAACCTTTAACTGATACTTTAACTAATAGTATCAAAGATAATATATTAATGAGTATTAATACTTTTATACCTGATATAATAGTTACTAGTATGGATATAATTCCAAATACAGAAGGAAATAGTATAACAGCGATGGTTTCATATAAATTAAAAATTTCAGGGAATAAAGACCAAATTTATATAGATTTTAGTACAATACGATAATGGCGAACAATACCAAAGATATAAAATATGTTAATAAAACATTTAGTGATTTTAAAACATCACTTAATGAATTTGCTAAAACATATTTTCCAGATACTTATAATGATTTTTCAGAAGCATCTCCGGGAAATATGTTTATTGAAATGGCATCATATGTTGGTGATGTTTCATCATTTTATATTGATGCTCAAATTCAAGAAAACTTTTTAAATTTAGCTAAAGAGAGAGAAAGTTTATATAATTTAGCATATTCATTTGGATATCGTCCAAAATTATCATATGCCGCTACTACTAAAATAGATGTATATCAATTAATGCCCTCAAATAATGGAGTTATTGATATGAGTTACTCTCTAGTAATTCCCTCAAATACTTTAGTACGTAGTAATGTTGATTTTTCTCCATTTATTACAACAGATGATGTTGATTTTTCATCAACGGCATCAGCAAATATATCATACTATAATGAAGATTTTTTTATTGTAAAAAAATCAATTAGTGTAATATCTGCTGAAGTAAAAACAACTACTGCTAATATTCCTCCTAATTCTAAATTTACTTCTACTACAATTCAAGATAGTAATTTAATCCAAATTTTAGAAGTTACAGGAAGTGATGGAGATAAATGGTATGAAGTACCATATTTAGCACAAGAAACTATCTTTGAACCTATAAATAATGCAATTTCAGGATCTTCAGAAATTGATTATTTACTTAAAATTAAAAGAGTACCTAAACGTTTTGTTACTAGAGTTAAATCTACAGGATCAATTGAACTTCAATTTGGTGCAGGGGTATCTACTAAATTAGATACAGAAATAATTCCTAATTTAGATAATATTAATTTAGGATTAATATCTAGTGTGTCTGATAATATAGATAATTACAATAAAGCATCAACATTTTTTACTAAAAATTATGGTATAGCTCCATCAGGTGATTTACATATTAAATATCTTGTTGGAGGTGGATTACAAGCTAATGTAGCTGCTAATACATTAACTTCTTTAGATACTACAAACGCATCTAGTTGGTTTAAATATAATCCATTAAATACCGAATTAAGAAACTCAATTATTAGTAATTTATTAGTTAGCAATCCGGAGCCAGCTACTGGAGGTAGAGGAGGAGATACAATTGAAGAAATTCGTTTAAATACATTAAATTCATACACTTCCCAAAATAGAGCAGTAACTAAAGAAGATTATATTGTTAGGACTTTAAGTTTACCCTCAAAATACGGCAATATAGCTAAAGCTTATATAACACAAGAAACATATAATAATACTGGTAATTTACTTAGTGAAAATCCTTTAAGTTTAGATTTATTTGTCTTAGCTTATAATATAGATAAAAGATTAGTATCTGCAAATGATACATTAAAAAATAATTTAAAAACATATTTAAATGAATATAGAATGATAACAGATTCTATTCATATTAAAAATGCATTTTATATTAATTTAGCTATTAATTTTGAAATAAACTCAGACCCAAGTTACAATAATAGGGAGTTATTAGCTAATTGCATATCTCAAGTAAGAGATTATTTTAATATAGATTCGTGGCAAATAAATCAACCTATTATATTATCTGAGATTAATGCGCTTCTTTTAAAAGTACCTGGTGTTAGATCCGTACATAAAGTAGAAATAATAAATAAAAATGGAGGGGATTATTCTCCATATGGGTATGATATCCATGCAGCTACTAGAAATGGTATTTTATATCCCTCAATAGATCCTAGTATATTTGAAGTTCGCTTTCCAGACAATGATATAAACGGTAGAATAATTACTAATTAATAATGGCAGTATATAAATTATTTCCCACTAAAGATTCTTCTATATATTCATACTATCCTACTAAAAATGCAGGATTAGATGAAATATTAGATATAAGTTTGTATAAATCTATAGAAGATGCTGGTGAAGTTTCTAGAGCATTATTAGCATTCTCAAACACTGAAATATCTGATTTATTAACTAATAAAATAGCTTTATCAAATTATAAAGCATATTTAAAATTATATTTAGCAAACGCTTCTGAAATTCCATTAGATTATACTTTATATTGTCATCCAATATCAGGTTCTTGGAATATGGGAGTTGGTCGTGCTGCTAATGTTCCTTCTACTACTGAAGGAGTTAGCTGGAAGTACAGAGATATTTTAAGTGGAAGTTCATTTAGTCTAAATACTACTGCTACTACCAGTTCATATAATGGAGATAATATTGGAGGTGGAAGTTGGTGGACCGGAAGTAATTTAATTTCAACTCAATCTTTTAACTATGCTTCAAGTAAAGATATAGAATTAGATGTAACTAATGTTATTAGTTCTAGTTTTTATCAAAATGGATTTATAATTAAACATTCTTCTTCTTTAGAATTTAATACAGGGTCATCGTTTGAAACTAAATATTTTTCAACAGATACTCATACTATATATCCTCCATGTTTAGAATTTAGATGGAATGATTTCTCTTACTCCACGGGTTCATTAACAACAGTTCAATCTGATAATATAATAATATCTATATCTAATAATAAAAAAGAATACCAGGAAGATTCAGTTAATCGTTTTAGAGTAAATACAAGAGATAGATTCCCTACTAGAACATTTCAGACTTCTTCATTATATTTAAATTCTAAATTATTACCTACATCATCATACTATGCGGTAAAAGATATTAAAACTGAAGAATTTGTAATTGATTTTGACACTACTTTCACTAAACTATCAGCAGATTCAACTGGTAATTATTTTGATTTATATATGAATGGTTTACAACCTGAAAGATATTATCAAATATTAATCAAATCAATAATAAGTGGAAGTACAATAATATTAGAAGATAATAATTATTTTAAAGTTATAAGGTAATGGCTAATATATCATTTAACTCTAGTACTTTTTCAAGAGATGATTTTGAAAAATTAGTTGATACTAGATTTACACAATTATTAAAACCATCAACAGATAGTGATACGTCACTTACAATTGATGAATTTTTTATATTGTATGATGATTTATTCTACCAAATATCCCCTGAAGGTGATGTTCAATCTCACAGATTTATATTAAATAGAACTGCTGAATATTTAGGTGTAAAAATTAATGAAGAATCGAATATTCAAGCTCTATTGGATGAAATAACATTATTAAAACAAGAATTATTAGAAGCTAATAAATCTTTAGGAAGTATAAATAAAAAATAATGGCGGATAATATTAAAATTATAGGGGATGTAAGTAATATTCGAAGATTATCTCGTATAAAAAATGAAGATTTAAATTTAATAACAACATCTCTACAAAATAAAACATTTGGGGCTAAAGAAGATTATATACAATATATAGTATATGATGATCAAGGTGAAATATTATATTCAATAGATAATTACTCAAATTATAAATTACCTACAGATTTCTCTCTTACCCCAAAAGGTGAATATCCTATAATTGAAATAAACCCAGTTAAAGATTTAGAAGATCTTGGGTATATATCTGGTCAGTTTACTACCCAATATAATTTTAACAAATCAGTAATATCAGGTCCTACTCCTATATTATTTATAGATGAAATATCTGAAGATAGAACTGAAATTAGATTTAATTCAACGTTTCTTTCAACTCCACAATTAGTATCTTGGGGTAATTATTTAGGTTCATCCATAGAGAATAATACTGAACAAATTAATTTTCTTTTAAATTTTCCTAATAATTTTCAATTTTTAATAATAAATGTTGCTGTTGATCCTAATTCAGCAACACCTACATTATTATTAAAATTATACGATCCTCTTCCACTAGATATAGTAGAAAAAACATTAGGTTGGATTAGTGAAGAAATAATTGAACCTTATATATTTACAGTTAATTTAGATTCATCTGTAGTATTACCTCCACCTCCACAATTAAAAGGTCCTAATTTTGATATAGATCTAGATATTAAACAAAATGTAGCTACAAAATATGAAAGCTATAGCTCATTAATATCTTCATTAACTGGTTCTTCATATCATCGAGTATTAAATTATATGAATAATAATTCGTATGATTTAAATATCGATTATACTTCATTTGAAAATTTCATTCATTTTAGCTCAGCTAAAAAACGTTTAGAAATATTTTACAATAAAGTTAAACAAATTGAAGATTATAATACTGATATTAATATTTTATTGGCATCAAATTCAATTCTAAAAAATGAAGAAACAGCATCTATTAAATTAAAAATTGATGGAATCGCTAAAAATTTTGATGGATTTGAAAATTACATGTATTTTGAATCAAGTTCATATACCTGGCCTAAAACAAATAATGTAAAACCTTATACTTTATTATCTACTAGCTCATTAATAACAAAAAACTGGTATAATTCATATACTGGTTCTGCTGAATTATATGATGAAAATAATTTAGATCATTTATATAATGTAATACCTGAGTATATTAAGTTTGATTCTGCAAATTACCAACCATATTTTAATTTTATTAATATGATTGGTCATTATTTTGATAATATATGGATTTATATAACATCAATTAATGAATTATATAATGCTGATAATAATTTAGAAAAAGGTATTTCAAAAGATATTGTATATGATGCCTTAAAATCATTAGGTGTTAAACTTTACAATAGTAAAGGAGATGATGAGTTTGATGATTATATTGGAGGTATAAATTCTGGTAGTACTTTATTTTCAAATGATTTTTCTGCGACAAGTAGTTTTTTAAATAATATTCCTAAAAAAGATTTATTATCTGAACTATATAAAAGAATATATCATAATATTCCTTTATTATCAAAAACTAGAGGAACAAAAGCAGGTTTACAAAATTTAATAACTACTTTTGGAATTACAAGTAGCATATTTGAACCTAAAGAATTTGGAGGTGATTTTAAATATGATAGATTAAAAGGTCATAATCATCTTGCTGGTAAAATACATTTAATTAATAATCAAATAACAGGTAGTGTTTTATCCCCATTTATATCTTTACAACAACCTGTAACATCATCTGCTTTAGTACAATCAACGGACTTACATTTTATTGATTTATCATTTAGCCCCCAACATGCTCAAAATGATCTAATTTCAGCATCTATAGCTCGTACCCACACTACATTTTCAGTAGATGATTATATTGGTGATCCTAGATACATGTATACTGATTCATATACTGAATTAGATCTTGAAAATAGAGATCATATTATAGTTTCTGGAAGTATACCTTACAGATTAGATTATAAAGGATTTTTTGAATTAGTAAAATACTTTGATAATAGTTTATTTAAAATGTTAAAAGATTTTGTTCCTGCAAGAACAAATCCTATTATTGGTATATCAATTAAATCCCCAGTACTTGAACGTAATAAAGTAAAATCATATAAACCTAAAGTTACTACTGAATTTATTCATGAAGGTATATATGAGGCTCCTACAATTTCTGAAGTTAAAGACTATAATTATGATATTTTAACTGGGAATAAATCTGAATTTTATACGGGTGAGTTTACTGGTTCATATGCTAATATAAATTACCATTTTGAATCTACAAATCCAAATCCATACTTATTTCCATCAAAATCAATTAATATAAACGAATTTAATCATACTGATTTTAATGTTACTTTAAATAATATTTCTTCAAGTATAACATCTAAAAACAGATTAAAATTAGAAGATGTATATGTTACTTCTAAAGTATTAAAAAGTGGAGTAGAATTTACATCTAGTGCTGAATTACAAGATAGTTATAATTCATTATTAGGACATCAACGTTCTCGTTATGAGGGAACTAAATTATCTAGTTTAACATATAATAATTATTCATCAGCATCCGCAACATATAGTGGAGATAGTTCATATGGTAAAACAGCAGCTATTGATAAAAATACTAGAAAAATAGGTTTATTTACTCAAATTGTATCTAATCCATATTTTGGTATTCCTAAAAGAAATAATGTTGTATTAAAATATTTAGTTGATGCTGAAGGTAATTTAACTGAACTAAATAAGAAAAATAAACATTGGGAAGAAGTCCAAAATATATTTAAAGCTGGCACTACAGCAACTGTTGCTTTATTTGATAATCAAAAATATTCCAACCAAAAAGCTACAGATGGTGTTAAAAACATATATAATAGTGGATATTCTTATTCTCCTATTTTATATAGTTCAGGTTCAGATAGTAGATTATATTTTAACTATACAGGAGATAGTTTATCTAAATTATTTAAAGTATCAACAAAAGGTGGAGCTATTATAAATGCACTTCCTGTAGTATATCCTATTACATCAGGTAAAATATTTGATTTATTTAGTGTAAATACTGATATATTAGATGATAAATACCAAGAAGGAAATGCTTATCTGACTTCAGCCACTAATACTTTTACTACATATAGTATTGCAGAATCAGGTCAACAATTATTTACTGCTAATTTTTCAGTTAAAGTAACATTTGGAAGTGTTGATCAAAGTGGATCTTTTACTTTTAATATTAACAAAGTAGGATCTGGACCTTTAACCAATGGTTCTAAAACATTAGCATTTACCTCTTCATATAAAGGAGAAGTAGATGTACAAAATTTACCAACTACAACTACACAATTTTGGTGTACGTTAACTGGCCCCGGAGATGGTCAAACATTAAATACTCCATATGAAACTAAAATATTTAGACCTGGTGAAACAACCCCGTATGAAATTCTTCCTGCGGGAACTAAATTTAGATCAATAACTATAGCTCCTTTTGTTTATCCTTATGGACCTGGTGGGGCATATATACTTCAAGGCTCTAGACAAGTTTGGGTTAGAAATACTACAAGTGGCGAAAATTTTTATGATGGGATTGGTTCTATAGCTTATTCAAACTTAGGTTCAAGTTCTCCTCCAATATATGATGTACCATCATATACAAATCAATATAGAAAATTTTATTTTAATTTTAATAATTTATTAACTCAAACTCAAGAATTTAATGTTGAAACATTATATGGTGAACTAGCATTAAATGATAAAATTGCATTTGAATTTATTACCGGAAGTGGTGGATTTAATACTAATGGATTTGTAGCTGAAGTATTACCTGGAGGTACATTAACTAATTCACTAGCTACAAATCAAACAGGACTTAATCCATACGCCACTAGCTCATTAACTCAATTTGTATCTGGTTCATCTAATAATAATACTATAATATTAAGTAGTGAATTAAGTTATTTTCAAAATTATCAATTTGTACCAAGTGGAAGTAATATAATTAAAAATTCACTTTATGATTCATTTGGTTTAAAAAATGGAGATATAAATTTTGTTTTCTCTCCTAAACCTGGAGATATTGTTATATTATATTATGGTGGAAATGGAAACTTTGTAGAATCTAATATAGCTTCAATAACTAAAGTTGGAGGTAAACTTAATATTACTTTAACAACAACGTTACCAAGTGCGCTTCGTATTCCTGTTTATTCATCAACAACATTAGATAAATTTTTAATATTAAGTAAAACTAATGATGAAAATAATATAATATTAAGCTTTATTAAACCTGATAATGAAACATCATTGGGATTAATAATTCCTAACGATATTCACCCTGATGTGCTAGATAACATAGATGCAATAACAAAAGAATTAAAACAAAAATTAATTGACCTAGGCTCAATAAACAGTGGGGGTGGTTTTTAATTAAAAAATTTATAAAATATATATTTATACGAAAATAATAAATAAATTATGGCAATTTTAAATAACACTACCGTAACTGTAGATGCTATATTAACTAAAAAGGGACGTGAATTGTTGGCAAGAAACGACGGTTCTTTCCAAATTACTCAATTTGCATTAGCTGATGATGAAATTGATTATACTTTATATAATCCAACCCATCCATCAGGTTCTGCATTTTATGGTGAAGCTATTGAAGCTATGCCTATGATGGAAGCCTTTCCTGATGAATCTCAGATTATGAGATATAAATTAGTAACTTTACCTCGCGGTACTTCGAAATTACCTGTTATTTCTTTAGGTTACAACACAATATCATTACGTCAAGGGGCTTCATTAACAATAACTCCTCAAACGTTAAATTATTTAGGATCAACTTCAACTTTTGAAGCTAATGGTTATACTGCTACTATTGCTGATATTAGATTAATGTCTGCTTTTAATGGTAGTGGTATTGTATCAATTACAGATGTAACAAATCTTAATACTACTACTGGTACTAAATTAAGTAAATCCGAATTAGGAACTTCATTTACATTAACCGGTACCACAATTAATACTTTATTTGGTACTTCATTATCTCAATTATCAACAACTATTACAGTTACTGGTAGAGATTCAGGTGCTAGAATAACAATCCCAGTAAATATAATTAAAGTAAATAACTTATAATATGTCCTTTATTAGATACAACACTGATGATTCAGTAATAAGTTCGGAAACCGTAGTAAGAGGAGCATGGACTAATGATACTGCTAGTTTAACTACATTTTTTACTTCTAGTGTAGTTACTAGTTCTTATTACATAAATGTATACGATACTTCAGCTACTTCTTCTTTACAATTTACGATCCAATACGGACACGTAAGTGGAAGTGGATCCACACTTTTAAATCCTTCAGTAAACGGAGTTACACCAACTCGTATTGCTTATGGACAGTATAGAAGTTTAATTTATAATGATGAAAATTCATCATTTAATTTTGGAGGTAAAGTTTCAGAACATTTCTATGCATTATCAGTAGCTCGTTCTAAATATAAAGAATCTATTAAACCAGGATCATTATCTTTAAAATTATATTCTGGTTCATCTGCTTTAGTGTTAACGGATGATAGTATTATTAATGGATCTGTTACTAACTTTATTGGTTCTAACCGTTATTATACTATAATTTCTGGTAGTAATGGTGTTGCTGCTACTTCTCCTAAAAATGGAGTTAGCGGTAGTTATGGATTAGTATTTCCTGATTTAGGAGTTATTTTATTAAATGCTCGTGCTTTAGATGTAACATCAGCTGATGGTGGTATTGGATTTATGTCTAATACTGGAAGTAATGTTACTGGAAATCCAAACAATTTCCAAATGTTTAAAGTAATAAGTGGATCAAATGGAGTATATGGTTTTACACTTCAATCTCAAGAAACCGTGTCATCACGTTATTTCTTTACTAGAGTTAAAAATAGTGACTTTAACTATACAACAAATCCATCTATTATAAATGAAAGTGGTAGTTTATTATATGATACATTAATAGATAATCCTCAAACATACATTAGTACTGTGGGTATGTACAACGATAATAATGAGTTATTAGCGGTTGCTAAATTATCTCGCCCTTTAATTAAAGACTTTACTAAAGAATCTTTAATAAGAATTAAATTAGATTACTAAAAAAACGCTATAAATGGCTTCATTTAAAAGGTTAAAACGATCAGATGTAATATCTGTACCATATGTAGCTAATAAAAAATGGTTTTTTGAGTATTGCCCATATCCTGAAAACGATCAATATATCAAAATATATAAAGGAACCAACTTAACTGGTTCCTTTTCATTAGATGAAGATCCAGTTACGGAAGGGCAATATGAGAGATTAGTATATTCTCAAGTAAATCATCTATTTTATCAAAAATATTCATCCAGTGTTGAACTTCTTGACACTGGTTCATTACTGCGTTCTTTATATTACGATAACCAATCTCAAGTAAGAGCTACAGGTTCTTATTTCAACTATAATGAAAATCCAGGTTTAATAAAGAATTTCCCAACTGGATCAAATGCTGGTATTCGTGTATTGTCAATAGACCAAGATTTATATGGTCAACAAATTCTTCCGTATCATTTTGAACTAACATCATCTGTTTATTCTATCAAAGATGATGGTATTGGTAATTTAATTGATACTCAAAATTCAAACACTCATATAGGTAACATTTTTTATTCTCATGGTTTGTGTATAATAACAAATCAAGATTATCAATTAATGTTTCCTTTAACTCCTTTAGCAAAATATAAGAGTGTTACATACTTAGATACGGATATTAATAGAATAATAAATCTAATTCCAAGCACTGATGGTAGAGGAGGAAATATAGATGTTGCTAGTGTAACATTATCTGGTGAAAATGCTAGTTTTTATAATATATACAATAATGGAACTGTAAAATTTAGTGATTTAGGATTAGGTTCATACCCTGTAACTTATACTATAAACTCAGTATTGCCTGGAAGTAGTTGCTCTGATAAAGTTTTAATAAGTAACAATGCAACATTAGTTGCTAATGTAATAAATAATTGCGCGTTTAAAATAAGTGTAGTAGAAAAACCTATGTAAAAGGTTAATAGTAAATAAATGAGAAAATATACAGTAACACTTACGGTAAATAACAAGTCGGGTCCCTTTAATATATTTTATAATACTAATATATTAGCTTCTTTAGTCTCTGGGGGATCTGCAAGTAATATAAGTGCTACTGCTTTAACTAACGGGATTGATATTCTTGTTGGTGATGATGTAAATAGTATTGATGTAGTAAATTTAAAAGAAACATGTCTTAATATTGAATCTTACTATCCAAATATTACACCTACACCAACTCCATCAATCACACCTTCTAATACACCTACCCCAAGTATAACGCCATCATTTACAGTAACTCCTACAAATACTGCAACACCAACAAATACAGCAACAAATACCCCTACAGGAACACCAACTCAAACTCCAACAACTACAATAACTGCTTCACCAACACAAACACCAACTCAAACTCCAACTCAAACACAAACTACTACACTAACCGCTTCTCCATTCTCATCCCCAACACCTACACAAACTGTAACTCAAACTTCTACTCAAACACCTACTGTAACTTCTACTAATACGTCAACACCAACTCCAACAGTAACTAAAACTTCAACACCAACTCCATCTACATCACAAACAGCAACACCAACCCCAACTACTACAAATACAGGAACTCCAACAAATACTCCAACATTTACAACAACTCCTACAAATACAGGAACTCCAACAAATACTCCAACAGTTACTCCAACATCTGGTTACTTATGTAACACTCCAATAAGTGGTAGCTACTCAGTTTCAGCTACTGATTACATAATATATGTTGGTGGAGTTAACGGAAATGTAAACTTTAACTTAAATGTTAATACAATTTCAGATACATTTAGATTATATTATCCAAATGGCACATTGTTAAGAACTTATTCCCCATCTAATGGTGTAGTACGTGATACTCTTTACCTAGATGGAACTTCAAATTATATTAGAGTAAATGTTGATGCTTCTACTAGTATAGAAACATTATGGTCATTCGTATTAGAATGTCCTATAGCAGTTAGTCAAACACTAACCCCAACAACAACTCCTACTCAAACACCTACAATGACTCCTTCCCCAACAGTTCCAAACTGTGGTAGTGGAATAAGTGGTAGCTACTCAGTATTACCTCAAGAATTTAGCATATATGTAGGTGCATTTGGTGGAAATGCGACATTTGAATATAACAATTATGATTTAGCTGATACAATCCAATTATATTATAAATCTAATTTAATAGCAACTTATAATAATACGGGTTATAATATTGCAACTATTAGCTTAGATGGAACTTCGGATCACGTTGTTGTTAAAGTAACTCCTTACAATGATGTTGAAACTCAATTTAACTTTAAATTATCTTGTTTATCAATAACTCCTACTCCAACTCCATCTATAACACCTACTAATACTGCAACTCCAACAAATACACCAACTAATACAGTAACATCTACAAATACTCCAACTCAAACTAAAACCCCACAAAATTCACCGACTACTACAGCTACACCTACTAATACACCAAGTGTAACAGCTACACAAACTACTACCCCTTCAGAAACTCCAACAAATACTCCTACTAATACAAATACTCCTAGCATAACACCTACTAATACCCCAACTACAACAAATACAAATACCCCAACCCCTAGCGTAACTGAAAGTTCAACCCCTACTCCAACTCCAACAATTACAGCAACAGTTACTCAAACATCTACCCCAACTAATACAGTAACTAGTACTCCTACTAATACTGTAACTCCTACAAATACATCCACACAAACACCAACAAATACTCCTTCTAATACTACTACAAATACTCCAACTCCATCAACTACCCAAACACAAACCCCTACAACTACACCAACAAATACACCAACTCCATCTATAACACCTTCAGGAACACCTACTAATACACCAACACAAACTGGAACACCTACTAATACACCGACTAATACAGTAACTCCAACAGTTACTGCTACTAATACTTTAACACCTTCTCCAACTATCACTGCTACTCCAGGATTTACTCCAACTAGCACATCTACAAATACCCCAACTCCAACAAATACTCCTACAAATACAGTTACACCAACTACAACACAAACTCAAACTCAAACTTCAACCCCATCTAATACACCAACCCAAACAACAACTCCATCAAATACACCACCCGTAACTCCAGCTAATACATCTACCCCAACTAATACTCCATCTAACACAGCAACTCAAACACCTACACCTTCAACTACATTAACTGCCACTCCAACACCAACAGTAACACAAACTGGAACCCCTACTCAAACTCCAACACCTACTCCAACAATAGTTAATTTAATCATAACTAATGCAACTGCTAATTGTGAAGCTGGAACAGCTACTATTGATATATCAGGTGGTACACCTAATTTTGAATATAGTATTGATGGTGGCGTAACTTATACTGCTCCTACTTCAGCAACTACTTATACATTTAGTGGTGTTGCTGGAACGATAGAACCTTGGGTTAGAGATTCAACAGGATATGTGTATAGATGGCAACAAATTGATTGTGGTAATTTAACAGTTACTTTTACACCTTCATATTTAACTTATAATGCAGAAGGATTTATTAGTGGTGAATCAGAAAGTCCATCTATATCTAGTTTTAATGTAAGCCAACCATATGATACGATTCACACAGTTCAAGCAACTTCTACAGGTGCTACTGAATTTATTGGATGGTCTAGATACCCAAATAATGCTGTTGGTCCGTTAACAACAACCGTATCATCATATACTCATAGATTTAAGAAAAATGAAACTATATATGCTATATTTAATGCTTTAGATGTTACTCAAAGAACATTCTGTTATAAACCATTTAATGCTGGATATACGTTAACTGATATAGATAGAACAGCAATTTGTGCAACCTGTACAACAATTTCTGTATATTTTAGAATATCAGAATTAGAATCTAATTCAGGTAATTTTGCGGCATCAACATGGTATTCAGATCCAACATTAACAACTCAAATTCCAAGTGGCTCATTTAGATTACCAATTAATGAAACGACATCCCCAACTTCAACAATATTTATGTTAAATAATGGGGTTGCAACAGCAACAGGAAGTTGCCCAATAACAGTAACAGAAACTGATTGTTAATATAGAAAATACAATATTATGCCTTTAAGTAATTCGTTGAATATTAGTGTTTTATCATCTGATTTTAAATCAGCTTCTCCTTCAAACGGAGGTACACAACTTTTTAATTCAACTTCTACTGGAGCTCGTTATGCCAATAAAGAGCATAAAATAAAATTAACAGATACTTCTTATGGATATGTAACAATTGACGTAACATTTTCAGGTAATGCTCATGTAGCTGGAATTACATTCTCAACTCCAAATGGTTCCCCAATTTCCGTTGGTACTGATTTAAATGATATATTTCTTCCTTTTTATGAAGGTAAACCTAAAGGATATAATTTTCAATTAACCTCGGGTGTTAAAAAAAGATTATATGTTATTGTAAATGGAGATCAAACAAATACTACTAAAGAACTTGTAGTTAATATAGCTTTAGGTAATAACATCCCACAATCAGGTAATTCTATATCTTTAGAATATGATTGTACCTTACCTTTATATCGTTATTTGATGGGAGTACATGTGTATTCTCCATATGATGCTGCTTCTACTCCTAAATTAAGAACTTATCTTTATTCAAGGGATTTTATAGATGATTGGAATACAACAAATAAAAATAGAGTATGGAGTGATGCTTTTTTTGCACAACCTGCATTTCCATATTATTATTCCTTTTACCCAAACAATACAGTTCCTAAGGTTTTTAAAGTAGGTGGTCCTTATGATCGAGCATATGGTGTACAAATCCGATACGATATTGAATATTCAGCTTACAGAGAATCAAAACTTGGAAGTTGGTTAGGGGCTACTCCAGGAACTATTACTCCCAAAATATCAGGTCCTGCTTATTGGGAGAATAATCAAGGAGATGTAAATGCTTGTACTAATGTAGTAATGACTGATTTAGGGAAAATAAAGCAAATTCTTCCCCATTCAACACTTTCTCGACCATCCACATATGAATTTCTTTTAGGATATGATCCAATAGTAAAGACTAAATCAAATGATGAATTTTTTACTAAATATGTTCATTCTCAACAAAAACAATATTCAATAACTGGTATAAGACATGCTTTAGCAAAATTAGCTTATGGATTCAGAAAAGCAGTAGATAGTAAAACTTTAGATGAATTTGATGTAGATATGTCATTTTTATCAACTTTAGGTTTACCTATGGGAGCTGCTGCTCTTGTTGGTGGGCTTGCTATGAAAGCAGCTTCAGGTTTAGCAGCTAAAATTGCTGGTTCTTCTATAGCATATACAGCTGTAACCCAAGTATTTACTGCTGAAGTAACTGAATTAGTAGTTACCTGTTTACAAGTTATAGGAAAGGGAGGTGCTGGATATCAAACATCTGCTACACTTATTACTAAAACAGTAGAACAAGTATCTACCGTTATAGTTAAAAGTACTGTAGGTTCTATTTCGGCAAGCGCTAGTGTTGCCTTTGCAGTTATAGGAACTATACTTTTATATGCTGCTATAATGCTAGCAGTTATATGGGTGGTTGATACTTTATTTAATTACTTTGTTACTCGCAGAATCACAGCATCTGAAAGGGATTGTAGATATTTTTTAAAACATAAAACAACAACTCCATATATTGAATTAGCTAGTATATTAGTTAGAACAAAATATGAATATATTGTAGATCCATCATTAAGTTGTAATGTATATTCATTTAGTAATTTAAGTAACGATACTGATAATTATGCAAATTATATTGCATGTGGTGATACCCAAGAAACATCTTATTATTTACCTGGTGGCGGATCAATTAGTGTTTGTGTAAAAGGAGGAACTACCCCAACAGTTGGGGATAATATTACAATTAATGGTCCTTTTGAGTCATGCACCAATACATTAACCCCAGTAGAATATACTAATGATGGGTATTATTGTGATGGGGTTTATTATTATCGTCAATTAAGTGGTAATATAGTTAGTAAAGAATTATCTTTTACTAATGCTGGGTTATTATCTGAAAATCCAGATATAGAAATAGGATATGATACTTCACTACAAGCTGATAGTCCTATTTTAATTCAGGATATTGACAAGTTATTACTTCTTCCATATACATCTGGAAAACCTTTAGCATATATACCAGGATCAACAGTTTATTATAGTTCAAAGAAAACAGGATCTATATCATTACTCCCAGGTAATGGTATGGAAATCAAACCAGGTACTGTATTTTTAAATTTAAAACCTAGCGCCTCATTTAGTTTTTCAAGCTCACAAGATGCTAATGATACTGCTACAGGATTTGTAGATTCATTAACTAATTTAGTAACTGGATCTTTTAATTATGTTAGTCCTTTAAGTGGTAGCAATTTAGGCTCAATTCAATCTTCATTTACTAATGAATTAAAAATTGAAAGTGGGTCTCTTCCTGTTACTTTATATTTTAATAATACAAGCGGATCTGGAATTAATGTAGGAACTACATTATATTATGATCTTTTAGGAACTAATAAATTATATAATGGTTTTTATAGTGCTACTGGATCTTTAGTTTCAAGTTCTTCTGATAGGATATTTTATCAAGTAAGTAACAGTATTGTAACTGAAAAATATTTCTTATCTTCTTCAAATGCTATTTCTGCTTCTAATAGTTCGGGTAGTTATTTTCCATTAACTACATCTTCATTAGATCATACAAGCAACTGGTTCTTATATTCTATAAATCCGACTCAACTACAGAATGATTATTCTGCTATATTATTAACTTCTTCTTTTGATCCTGCAACAATATATTCTGGATCAAATTTATATAGAGGATTCTATTCAGGAAGTATTATTTCTTCATCAGTATCAAGTTCAGTTACTTCAAGTATAGATACATTTGTAGTATACACTGATAATTTTAATTCAACAACAACTGCAAGTGCACCTGCAGGATATTATATACCATTAGTTCCTCCTGGAAACTTATATATGTTTCAATATAATGTTGCTAGAAGTATGTCTTTAGATATTGAAGAAATTTGTTATTCTTCTTCATCATTTTCATCTTCATTATATGGATTTTATATAGTAGGTAAATCAGGAAGTGTTGAATCTCCTTTGTATAATGATATAACATTAACGACAAAAGTATATAAAGACGTATCTGGAAGTAATTCATTAGCTGCTACATATGGAGTTACAGCTTCATTAAGTGGATCTAGAACTTATATTCCTTATGGTAATGAAATTACCGCAAATGATGATATTACTTTAATCGAAATATCTTCTATAGATTCATACAGTACATTAAATAAAATTACTTACGTAACAGGTAGTTTTATTAATTGTATAAAGCCAACTCCAACTGCTACCCCATCACCTACTCCAACTCCTACTAATACGGCTACACCAACGGTAACACCAACACCAACTCTAACTCCTACTCAAACATTAACACAAACAAGTACACCTTCTAATACCCCAACAGGCACACCTACTAATACTCCAACTCTAACACAAACTCCAACAGGAACATTAACTCAAACCCCTACAGTAACACCTACTAATACTCCTTCAATAACCCCATCAAATACCCAAACTTTAACCCCAACTACTACAGGAACACCTACTGGTACTCCAACAGATACTCCTACTAATACTCCAACAAATACTCTTACTCAAACACCTACTCTAACACGAACTCCAACACAAACACCTACTGGTACCCCAACAGGTACTCCAACTAATACTCCAACATTAACTCCTACTAATACTCAAACTCAAACCCCAACCTCAACAATAACCCCTACTCCATCTATCACTTCATCTCCAGGTCTTGTACCTTTAACTCCTACACCAACAGCAACTCCAACTTTAACTCCATCAATAACTCCAAGTGCTACAATAACAGCTACTCCTACTCAAACCGGCACACCTACTTTAACCCCATCAAACACACCATCAATAACTCCTTCGATTACTCCAACAACTACCCCTACAGTTACATCAACTCAAACAGGTACACCTACTTCTACTCCATCTAACACACCATCATTTACCCCATCAATTACACCAACTACTACCCCTACAGTTACATCAACTCAAACGGGTACGCCTACTTCTACTCCAACAAATACCCCATCAATAACTCCATCAAACACTCCAACAACAACTCCTTCATTTACTCCTACTCAAACTACAACTCAAACATTAACACCTACTAATACTCCAACCAATACCCAAACTCAAACCCAAACTCAAACACCTACTCCTAGTATAACAGCTTCACAAACTAGTACAAAAACTCCTACCCCAACTCCAACTCCAACATCAACCCCACCTGTTACTCCATCTAATACTCCATCATCAACACCTCCTAACACACCACCAGTAACTCCAAGTTCAACTCCTCCAGCTACTCCTACACAAACACCATCTAATTCAACAATTAGTAAGGCTATATTATTAGGTAATCCAAATTTTACATCAACTTATGATGCATGCGCTGTATCTTCAGGAAATACTACATATATTGATATTGCATCACCTATAACTAATGGAGTAGTTATATATAATAATACTCGTTTAACAGTAAGAACATATAGCTCAGATCCAGGAGGATATAGTACTATAATAAGTGGAGGTAATAAATATGTTGTTACCTTTGATAACGCAGGTGCAATTAATACAGTAATAGATTGTGTTGCTTTACCAACACAAACACCAACTCCAAGTACAACACCACCTTCAACTCCTCCAGTTACACCAACTAGAACTCAAACTCCAACTCCAACAAATACAAGAACTCCAACTCCATCCCCATTATACGGAACTGTTGAAATAAATCCTTTAAATAGTTTAGATCCTAATAGTTATTTGATTTATATTAATGGAATTGAAGATAATTCCTGGAAATCAGGATTAAGAAGTTACGTTGCTGGAACAACTATTATATTAACTCATACATCACCAGCATGTGGTGTTACATTAAATAATAGTTCATATACTTCAAATTCTCAATTTACAGTATCTGGAAATAGTACTTATACATTCCAATTAAACAATGCTAATTATTTTACTCCATCAGGTGGTGGATTTTGTACTGATTGTGTAAGTTATTTAAATACATCAAATCCATGCGGTACTAATAGTAGCACACCTGGAGGTTCAAATTGTAATACTTCAGCCAATTATAGCAGTGCAATAGGTACTTACTATGTTTGTAATGCTGGAACGGTAAATTCATACACTGTTTATCAAAACACAAATGCTTGTTTTGGAGGAAACCAATATTTTACTAATGGTAGTTCATATTCATCTAATCCATCAAATAGTGTAAACACAGCAGCTAACTGGGTAAATAACGGAGATATATTTTGTTCTGGATGTGATAGATATCAACCACAAATTGATAATAACACTTGTTCATCAACTTATAATAATACAAGAAATACATTATTAGCTTCAAATACTTCACTTTGTGGTGGGTGTTGCGGTCAAAGTACTGCTGAAAACTGGGTAAATAATGGAAGTATTTTCTGTTCAGATTGCAACCAATACCAACCTCAAATAAATAATAATTCATGTTCGGCAACTTATAATCAAACTAGAAATGTTCAGTTAAATACAAATACTACAAATTGTGGTGGGTGTTGTGGTCAATCTTTATCGGCAAACTGGGTTGATCAAGGTTACGATACTTGCGTAGATTGTACTTTATATGCAGTATTTAAAGATACTAATGCTTGTTCTTCTACATATAATAATTACCGTGTAAATAATATTAATGTTGGAGGCGGCCAACCATCAGGAGCTCCATGTAATAATACTCCAAACTGGCAGAATACAGGAGGTCAATATTGTTCAGGGTGTAATTTAGTTCAAGACCAATATGATGCTAATACTTGCTCAAATAGTGGAACTAGAACTGTTACTATAACTTCTAATGCTGAAGGTTGTGGAAGTTGGAACTTAGAATATTATTGTTCAGGATATAATAAGTATAGTAGAGAAAGAAATTCATGTAGTAATGCTACTAGAAGTGATACTTTAGTTGAATCTAATAGTGCTTATTGTGGCTATACAACATGTACACAATATGAAATGGTAAATAATAATGGGTATGGAATATCAGATTATGTAGAATGGGTACCTTGTGGTGGTGGTCTTTCATCAATATACATATCTGATGGAAGTTCATATATAATATGTTTTCAAAATGGAAGTCCTTTAACCTATTCTTATTCTTCTCCAAATAACTTAGGTAGTTGTTAATATTTATATATATGGCAGTAATAAACGTAAATAACTTTAGATTATCATTCACTAACGAACATACAGTGTATGAAAATTATATTACTGCTCATGTTAAAGAAAATGAATTTGGATTAACTTATAATCCATCATTACGAACTACCGGATCCGATGCATATTCCCCTATAAAGAATTTTGCAACTGGATCCGATTTCCAACCATATGCTTCAACATTAGGTCTATATAATGATAATCATGAGTTATTAATGGTTGCAAAATTTGGTCAACCTGTCCCTATCTCAGGAGAAACAGATATGACATTCTTAATACGTTACGATACATAAAAATAAATAAAAGTTATGGTACAAGTTATAGGACCTGCTACTCAGGTTGAGGATCTAATAAATGATCCTAATTTTGATTCTTCTGAATATTATGGATATGTCTATTGTACATTAGATGCAACAACAGGTAAACAATATATTGGTAAGAAAGCATTCTTTCACAAACAAAATAAAAAATTAGGAAAGAAAGAATTAGCATTATTACCTGTAGCTCGTGGTAAAAAACCAAGCAAGAAATTAGTCATATCAGAAAGTGACTGGAAGACTTATTATGGTTCATCCCTCGAAGTAAAAAAATTACCTAAAGATAATTTAAAGCGATATGTGTACAAGCTATGCAAAACTAGCAAACAATTAACATATTGGGAAACAAAATATTTATTCCAATATAATGTATTAGAAGATGATCGTTATTTAAATGATAATATATTAGGTAAATTCTTCCGTAAGGATTTGATATAATTTATTTCCTAATTATTGTTATAGTATGGAAAATCTAGTTTTGATAAACTTATTGGAAAATGTGTTAGGTAAATCTAAACCTACATCGCGAGGCAATCATTCGTTTCACTGCCCATTCTGTAAACACCATAAGCCAAAATTAGAAGTTAATGTAGCCACTAACGAGAAAAAAGAAAATCCGTGGCATTGTTGGGTATGTAATACTAAAGGTAAATCAATACATTCATTATTTAAAGCAATGAAAGTCGACCGTTCTAAAGTAGAACAGCTAGACGTTATCATTGTACCTGGTAAACGCCAAGAAATTGTTTACAATCAAATAACACTGCCTAAGGAATTTAAAACACTGATTGACGTTACTCCATTGTCTAAAATGGATCAAATATATGCTAAACAAGCATTACATTTTTTACATAAACGTGATATTACAGACAATCATATTAAAAAATACAATATCGGATTCTGTACTGAAGGCGAGTATAATGGACGAGTTATCATACCATCATATGATTCAGAAGGACAATTAAATTATTTTATTGCTCGTTCATTTGATCAAGACTCACCTCGTAAGTATAAGAATCCATCAGTACAGAATAAAAACATAATTGGATTAGAATATTTTGTAAATTGGGATGCACCAGTAGTATTAGTTGAAGGTATGTTCGATGCCTTAACAATACAACGAAATGTTATTCCATTATTTGGTAAAGTACTCTCTGAAGCGCTAATGAAACGATTAGTTACTTCAGATGTAGAAAAAGTATACGTTGCTTTAGATAAAGATGCACAACGTGAAGCATTACAACACTGTCAAACATTAATGAACTATGGTAAAGAAGTTTATTTGGTTGAAATGGACGGTAAAGATGCAAATGAAATCGGATTTAAGAATTTCTTAAATATAATTGAAAACACATATCCACTAACATTTGAAAAAATAATGGGTATAAAACTAAAAATCGCATGATTGAGCAAAACTCAAATGTAATCAAAGATCCAAACATTAAACGGATTGTTGAATACACCGAAAATTCAAAACAAGTAAACATTTTAGATAGTCGTTTCTACAGACGTAGCGAAAAGTACTACCCATCTGTTACATCCATATTAAATTTCTTTCCTAAGAACGGTTTTTTCCATTCATGGTTAAAAGACGTTGGACATAATAGCGATATTATAATGCGCAAAGCAGCTAATGAGGGAACACAAGTACACAATGCAATTGAAGATTTCTTAGGTGGAAATGAAATTACTTGGATTGATGAGTATGGTAATGCTAAATATCAATTAGATGTTTGGAAAATGATTTTACGATTTGCTGATTTTTGGAATCAAGTAAAACCAGAATTAGTATCTAAAGAATATCATTTATTTTCTGACCAGTATGAATACGCTGGTACTGCCGATTTAATTGTGAGAATCAACGGGGAACTTTGGTTATTAGACATTAAAACATCAAATTCACTACATACATCATATGATTTACAACTCGCGGCTTATGCGCAGGCTTGGAATGAAACTCATACTGAAGCAGTTACACGTACTGGTATTATTTGGTTAAAAGCTAAAACACATAAGGAAGGTAAAGAAGGTCAGATGCAAGGTAAAGGATGGCAAGTTAAAATTGTAGATGAAATCGAAAAGAATTTTACTATGTTTACTAAAATTCAAGATATATACAAACTTGAAAACCCAAATGCCTCCCCATATACTGAAACATTACCTACATCAGTTAAGTTAGAGACAGGAAATTAATATTTATTAGTATATTATACTGTATATTAATTAATGAAGATAGCAATTTATCCAGGCGCGTTTAAACCACCTCATAAAGGTCATTTCCAAGTAGTCAAATTATTAGTTGATAGAGATGATATTTCTGAGGTGGTAGTTGCCGTTTCATCTAAAGAACGTGGTGGAGTATCAGTAGAACAATCATTAAAGATTTGGGAATTATATACTAATATATTAGGTCCTAAAGTTAAAGTTATAGCTGCTGAAGGTTCTCCTGTATATTATACATTATCATCGATTAAAAATAATCCTGATCAAGATTTTGTAGTTGCATTTGGTAAAGAAGAAAGTTCACGTTTTGCTTCATTATCTAATAATCCTAAAGTAGAAGTATTTGATGCTGGTAATTTTGAAAATATATCAGCAACTGACTTTAGAGATGCTATTCAAGCTCGTAATGTAAAACAAATAGCTAAATTTTTACCTGCTGGTATTACTACAAAGCAATTTTTTGATGCGTATGGTAGTGTTTATAATAACAATGAAGAACCAATGCATGAATCATTATATGAAGATAAATTCCCATTATTGAAAGAATTTATTGGATATTGTAGAGAATATTTAAAATTAAAATCATTACCCCCATTAAAAATGTCTTACGATCCTACAACTGCAGAATCAAGACGTTCATTTGGCGGATACGATCCAAATAATAAAAGTATTGAATTAAGTGTAGCTAATCGTCATCAAGCAGATGTTTTTAGAACATTAGCACATGAATTAGTTCATTATAAGCAAGACATACAAAATAGATTAACACCTGAATCTGGCAAGACAGGACATGCTCATGAAAATGAAGCTAATGCTGCTGCCGCTATAATGATGAGAAACTTCGCTCAAATGCGACCTGAAATGTTTATTATAAAATGATAAAATTATTTGATATATTACAAGAAATAACTGGAAAGCCAAAAGCTATATTTTTAGCTGGCCCTGCTGGCTCAGGTAAAACTTATACATTAAAACAATTACTTCCAGTTGAAAAATATCAAGTAATAAATGTAGACGATACATACGAGGAATTACTTAAGTCATCTGGTTTAGGTACTAATTTAAAAGATTTCGGTCCTGAAGAATTATCTCAAGCAGCTAAATTAATGGGCCAAGCTCAAGGAGCTACTAAGGAAAAGTATGCTAAAGCGCTTGAAGGATTAAATAACGTTATTATTGATGGTACTGGTGCTGCATCTAAACCATTATTAAAGAAAAAAACAGAATTAGAAGAATTAGGATACGAAACAATGATGTTAATGTTATATGTTTCACCTATGACATCTTTAAAACGTAATGCTGAACGTGATCGTTCATTATTACCTCAAATTGTATTACGTACTTGGAGAGATACAAATAAAAATATAGATTTATATCGTCAAGAATTTGGTAATCGTTTTATTTTAATTAATAACGATCCTGAAGATGCTAATAAAACATTTGATCCTACTGAAGTTAAAAAATTGTATTTTGATACTGCTGGATTTAAAGGTAAACCCAAAACACCAGAAGAACAAGCTAAATCTAAAGCAGACGCTGAACAATTAAACCAAGATATAATTTCATTAGTTAAACAAATCCCACAAACAGATACACTAGATTCAGCTAAATCTAAAATTGCTATGTTAGCTGAAGCTCAACAACAATATAAAGTATATTGTGATATGGATGGTGTATTAGTTGATTTTGAACGTGGGTACAATGATTTAACAGGCAAACAAACACCTGGTGTTGATTCAACATATGATAAAAATGATTTTTGGTCTGCAATCACTAAAGCAGGTGCTAAATTTTGGGCTGAGTTAAATTGGATGTCTGATGGACAACAATTATGGAATTATATTAAACAATACAACCCTAAATTATTAACGGCCCCATCACGTGAACCATCATCAGAAATAGGTAAGCAAGAATGGATAAACAATAATTTACCTTCCACTCCAGTTATATTTAAACAAGCAAAAGATAAAAAAGATCTAGCAGAACCAAATGCTATATTAATTGACGATAGAAAAGATAATATCCAACAATGGATAGATGCAGGTGGTATTGGCATTCGTCATACATCTACAGAATCAACAATAAAACAATTACAAAAATTAGGGTTATAAAATGGCTAAAGAAACATTATTACAAAAAGAATTTCAAACACGAGACCTACAACGTATTCGTAATCTAGTATCAGGTAAGCAAGATGATGCTACTCAAACTCAAGTAGGATATACTTCAAAATACATTAAACGTTCTGAAGGAGATGTGTGGGAAGAATTTGGTAGAAAATGGACTATAAGAAATGGTATCAAAATGAGTGTTACCAAACTAGATAGAGCTAAAAAAGCTGTATTCACTCCATTACTATGCCCATCTTGTTCAAAACCTATGAAAACTGAACATGATAAAAGAATGTTTACACTTCACAAAACTTGTTTTGATTGTGTTATTAAAATGGAAACACAATTAAAAGTAGAAGGTAAATATAAAGAATACGAAAAAGGAATTGTTAAAGCCAATGCTAATTTTATGTTAGATGAATTTGTAAGTGGATTTGATTCATTTTTAAATTCAATGGATTCTAATAATGGATTCGTAACTGAGCAAGGCGATATTGAAGATTGGCATGTAAAAGCTTTAGATAAACAGAAAATACGCGAACAAGTAATGAAAGACGTAGAAGAATCACGGGCTAAATTAAATAGTTAATATTTATGGTCATAACATTTTTATCTCTTCTTAATAAAATGCATCAATCAAATGAGCTAAATGCTGCCGGGGTAGCAACAACGTGTATAGCATTATTTAATAGCTTTTTTTCTATGTTAAATCCTGTACTTACTGGTCTATTTTACATCCTATCTATTGGATGGCTCGGGGTACAAATATATTATAAGATAAAGAATAAAGGTAAATAATGATTAAATTAATCAACATATTAAGTGAAGTATCTGAGATATCACCTCCATACATGTATTCTCCAGTAGGATTTGGATGCCACGTATGTAAATTTTACTATAAGCAAGACGATAAACATATGTGTTCAAGTACAAATTATCAAGAACATATGGGTACTTCTGAATTAGTTGATAATGATGGAAACCAAATTAAAGATCCATCTAAATGGTGCTCAAATTGGTTTCTACCAAAACAAGAAGAAAATGGATCAGAATAAAATAAAATCCATAGTTGATAGTGTTATAACGGAAAAAAAGCTTTGTCCTAAGGGTAAAGCTTACTATGATCGTCGTATAGCTGCTGGTGAAGTACCATCTGCTTATTTATCTGGTCGTGCTGTTAAAGTATGTAAAGGATTAATGGAGGAAGACGAGTTAGATATGCATGAGTCACTTCGTGATTGGTTTGAAAAAGAAGATTGGGTTCGAATCGATACTCAAGGTAATATAACAGGTCCATGTGGTACAATGAAAAAAGGGCAAGCAACAACTCGTTGTTTACCTCGTGCTAAAGCAAATTCATTATCTAAAGAAGAACGCGCTGCTACTGCTCGTAAAAAAGCAGCTGCTGATCGTAAAGGCGATCGTGTTGTTCCAAATACAGATAAAGCTAAAGTACGTTTAGAAAGTAAATCTCCATTATTATGGATTCCTATTTTACAAGCCGAAAATGAGGAAATAGAACGTACAGCAGATGAATTAGGTCTACCATATGATGTAGTATATAATTCATTCGCAAGTGGTAAAGAAGTTACATTAACTGATGAAATGTGGAGTCGTTTAGAAAATACTGACTCATACGATATAAATTCTGAGGAAGAAGCGATTGAATTGGCGCAATATTACGGTAAAGACATTCAAAGCATATTAGCCGCTGAAAAAACACCTCCTGCGTTGATTCTCCAATATTCTCCGAATAAATATTATTTAGTAGGTGGTAATACTCGTTTAATGGTTGCTAGAGCAAAAGGTATA